CATCGTCGGCAGAGATGTGATGGGCAATGGGATCGGTGACACGCGGGGCGATCACGTAGAATTGAGGAATCACCGCGTCCCCGTTATGCGTCAGCGTGTCACTCGCCAGAATCCCCAAGCAAGGCCGAAGGAACCTGAACGAGTTCTCGCCATGCCTCAGAGCTGAATCACCACGGAGAAAGCGGAGCAGGGCGGGGCCACATTCGACCGATACCCCGCTGGCCCACTCGGCAGCCACTTCCGACCGAATCGTCAGAAGTTTGCCGTCGAACACCACTTCCCAGGCCCCCAGCTCGCCACGAAGGCAGCGCCACAGCTGGCGAGCGATCGGAACGAGCTTCTCCGGGATCTGGATCGGTTCAACTTGCATTCAGCCACCGCTCCATAATCTTGTTGACGAGCCGCGAAATCACCCACCGCAGCAGAATCGAGGCGAAGAAACCGATTCCCAACCCGAGCTTCGCAGCTTCTTCTTCAAGCTGATCGCGGGAATACTGCCGATAGATGGCTTTTCGCTCCCTTGCCAGAGATCGACCGCCAAAGCAAGAGGCTGACATCTTGACACAGTTCTCGCCCAGCTCATTAGCCTTTGGCGTCAGTGCCTGTTCAATTTCGTTCACTCCGGGCCCCCAACGAACGTTTTCGCGTCAGGTTTTGCGGGAGGCGGTGACCACTTCCCAGCCTGATAACGGCAGATCGTGTCTGAATCGATCACGCCGGTGAACCTGCTCTCGACAATGCCAAGGTTGCTGATTCGCAGCATGGTTGGGAACGCCGACACCTTGAACCGGCCAGCCATCTGCATTCCCGGCCCGTCAGTATCCGAGCAGTCGATCAACTGAATCGAAGCCTCGTCATCCGCTCCGATGTTTTCACGCCACAGGTGATTCACACCGCCAATGGTGTATGTCTGCTTCGACAGCTTCTCTATCTGGGCCTCCAAGTCCCGGCATGGGGCACACCATTCCGGAGCGGAGAACACAATCAAGCGGGGGAACTTGCCTTCGATCTCAATGTCTTTGACCGTCTTGGCCTCGCGGACTGCATCCAATTCGCACAGCGACTTGTCAAGCTGGAACTTCAGCAGGCGATTATCACCCTTCAGGCGCTCAATCACTTCCTGCAGTCTGTGTTCAGCATCCGCTGCGATCTTGTCAGCCACCTGGTCCCGCAGCTGGCCATCGACCGCAGGCCGATCAGCCGCAACAAGGAACGCGGCCAGGATGATGAGAGCGAGGCAAATTAGGAATGATTTCACGTCCACAGCTCCTTAGTGAAATCGACGTTTCGCGGCTTAGCGTCAGCCAGCTCCGAGAGCAGGAAAACATACGTTTGCGGGTGGGCCAGCCATTGGTTGAACGGCTGCTCGTAGAAATCGAACCGGCCCCGGTCGGCGAAGTCGATGCCCCAGGAGTTCATTCCCCGCGGGTTTCCGTTCCGGAACTCGCCGGGGAAGTACCAGGCGTGGCCGCCTGCCTGATTGATTTCGAGCCGCCTCACCTGTCCATCGCGAGGGACATTGAACCAAGGTCCGAACGCCATCGCCGCCCAGCGAGCCGCCAGACCTTGCCGGAGCTGCTGCCAGCTCTTGACCCTCACCACCTGCTTCAGTCGCAAGGCGGAAGTTCCGGGAATGTTCGCAATCTCTCGCCAGTTGGCCGGATACGCCTGGCCCCGGTAGGGGATCTCGGCTTCCGTCTTGTATCCCTCGGTTGTGGCCAGCTCGATGTGGGCTGTTGCCGTGCTGCCACAGTCGCGCCCGGCCAGTCCGTCGCGAGTTTGAGCCCGAATGTAGGCCCACAGCTCGGAGAAGTCGGGGAGCTTGCCAGTGACCCAGTAGTGGCACACCTGGCCCACCCCGACGTTCGAGTGACCGCCACAGCTTCCGATGCGTTCCTGGTTCCTCACTGGGAGCCAGCCGAACTCCAGATTTTCAGGAACCTTCACTTCGCGTGCGAAGTCGTCATTGACCGCACAGAGGCTCGACAGCGTGGCCAGTGCGGAGTGATCTTCAATCGCCCCATCGTAGCACAGCGGACGATTCCAGACGGGATCTATCGCTTGCATGACTGGAGCCCCTTCCGCGTCTCTGCAATTGCCGCCTGCAGCTGCTTCTGATCAAATACACCGTCAGTCTGCAAGCTCGTCAGCCGGTCCGTGAGTGGCTGCCAGGTCTGCTCCTGGATGATCGGAATCGACACCTTGATGAGATGCTTCGCCTCTTCGCCGGTGAGGTCGCCATCGTTCGCCGCGTCCAGCTTGTCGAGCACTTCTGAGCAGACCAGGTCGATGTAGTTGTTCATCACCTGGCGTTCAACCGCTGGCTCCTTGTGGCTTGATCCGAACAGCAAGGCCACAGCAGCCACGGCGACAGCCACCACCAGAGCACCAGCCGCCCACTGACGACGCGGAGAAGTGGCAGGAGCTGCCTTCGCTGGCTTTCGTGTTCTGGTGGGAGCCTTCTTCATTTCTGGTCCGAGTCTTTCGCGAACAGGGCGCTACCGAGAGCACCGATTGCCAGGACAATGATTGTCACACTGGGATTCGTGGCAGGGTCGTTGTCAATCGCCGCTGCCATCTGCTGCAGGAGCACCGCCAGTGCTGGCACTCCGCCGACCGTGGTTGTTTTCCAGTTCTTGAACCAGCTCATCCGAGTCATCTCCGAAAATTCGATTGTGAATCCGGGTCACGAGCGACCCGTAGTGTTTTTGATCATTCGCCATCACATGGAGAATGTCCGTTTGAACTGACACGCTCTTCGACGTCGTTCCGAGGAACTCCATCACCGCTGTAACCAGCTGGCGAATCAGTGGACCGCAGAACTGCCCCAACCGATGAGCAACCCACCCGATCAGACCCAGGATTCCCACGGCGACAACGATCGGGAACCCGACTTCCTGGATAAATTTCGAGAGCCAGTTCGCCCATTCCATCAGATTGAATCCTTCCACATTCCGGGGAGCTTTGGCAGATTCTCTTCGTGGGCCGGTCCCATGAACGGGAAGTTTGTTTCGAGCCACTCCAGGCCCGGCTTATCTTCTGTTCCGCTCAGCTTGGCGGGTCCAATCAACACTGAATCAGCCGAAGGATCACGGACGAAGTAGATGTACTTCTTGAGAGTCCCAACCCGATTCGCCGGAGGCCGACCGCGTGGCGTGTCTCCCTTGCGTGGCCGGATGCTGGCTCGTGCCGTTCGGCGAACGAAAGCTCCGTACTTCGACAGAACTTTCAGCTTCGCCCGGTCAACTGCCCGCGTGATTGGCCGATCGAAGAACAGGGCTTTCGCGGCCTTGACTCCGAGCTGCATCAGATCACCTTGGAGCAGATCACCTTGATGATCGAAGTGAACACGCCCGCATCCTGGATGTGCTCGACGCTGAACAGCGTGGGGCGCGTCACGCTGGTGATTTTCCAGCCGTCACCGATCGAATCACCAACTGTCAGCGAATCGAGAATCTCTTCCACCCTCGCGTCATGCTGGTCAAGTTCGTCCAGGTTATCTGTGTCCGTGACTCTCGCCCGGTAGGCCAGGTCGGTGGTTACGTCGTACTTCGTCTGGCCCGCTCGATTCAGCGGAGTGGCCTCGCGAGCCGAAGGAATCACTGTCAGCTTCGGCTGATCGAGAGTCTTCACGTCGATCTTCGTTTTGTAGGACGCGTAGGCTTCGACAACCCCCAGAAGGAGCAAGTGCGAAGTCAGAGCGTCACGAAGTTCGGGGATCACTCGTCAACCCTCAGTGTGCGGAGCATGATCCGGCCCCGGAATGCGTCGGACTCATCGACATCGAATACGCGATAGGTCAGCCCGCCATAGGTGACAGTCCAATCAATCGCAGGCTCGCCAAGGCTTGCAGCTTCCAGGTCGCTCCGCAGGATGCTGAAGTCTTTGTCACTGGTCTGCGTGTCGATGTCATCGACCGGCTTTGAACTTCTCACCTGCTTATCGATCGTGGCTGACAGTTCGCCGGTGTTGCCGTCGAGGTCCGTCAGCACGATGGTCGAACTCCCGCCCGTTTTAAGGCGGGAGTTGAGCCAATCGTTTCCACGCTCGAAGATGTTCACAGGTTAGGCCCGAGCCAATTCAACCAGCTGGGTCGTGTCGCCGTCGACACTCGCTGCATGCGTGTAGCCGATGCACTTGTTGCCGCTGGAAGTGGTAGTGATCACAGACGAGCCAGCCGACCAGTAAACTTTGGTCCCGGCTGCAATCGCCGTGCTCGACCCGCTGGCCTTCGGCAGCAGGTACAGGCCGCGAGTCGCCACGCTCCCGAGAGTGCTGGCCGCAATCGCCTGAGTGGCGATTGCGACAGTGTCACCGATCACAACCACGTCGCCAGCAGCCACCGCCGAGCCCGGCGTGTACTGCATCCGCCCGCCGTCATCCTTGAAATAAGCCGTCGCCATCAATTCACCTTCGAGAGTGGAGTGGAGAGAGAATCAGAAGATCAGGGTGTGGGCTCGGAGCCCACGCCTCCCGGACATGCCGGGTGTCCTGCCATTAAACGAACCCTGATTGGGCTGTGCCCTATGCTAATCAATAGCAAGGCAAACAACGACTACGCCGTGGCCTTGACTGCTCCGCGTTTCTCGACCGCGGACACGCCGAAGTCGTAGACACCGCGATAGACCACGCCGAGCTGGCTCGGGTCAGTCTCGAAGCTCTGGACCAGCGGGGTTTCCTGACCGTCCAGGAACAGCACTTCGACCACCGCGATATCATTCGGGTCGGCCAGCAAGTACCAGGTTCCAGTGGTGGTCAGATACCGGCTGTAGACGTGCTCCAGCTTACCGGCGTGCGGGTTGTTCTGACCGGCTGCCGTAGTCGAACCGTTGGTCAACAGAGTGCTGTTGACGATCTGCCACGCGGTGGCCTTGTCAACAGCTGCCGTCACCAGGAAGCGGGCTTCCGATCCGAGCGGGTTGCCGTCCGGATCCACCTGAGCGTCAAACAGGCCCAGAGCAGTCGAGACACCGGCCACAGTCAGGGCAGTGGAGGCCGACAGGTTCGAATTGAACCTGCTCCCCTTCGTGGTCACTGCGGTCGAACTGAAGGTGACGGACGAAGACAGACAGCTCCAGACGCTGGTGTTCAGGGCAAGAGCACCGCCACGGCCCATCTTCTTGAAGACATCGGCCAGGGCTCCGGCGTCATCGTTCCGCATTTCCTCACGGGTGAGGACCATCATGCGCCCGTAGCTGTCGACCTTGTTCGTGTAAACCTGATTCCCCAGGTCACCCGATTCGATCTTGCCACTGGGAGCAATCTTCTTGAAGGTCATATCACCCTGGAGGCTGACCTTCGTAACGGTCCGGAAGTCGCGAGCCGAGCCAACTCGAACGACTGGGCGCCAGTTCTGCTCAACGGCGTTGAAGGCCGACATGGCCGACTTGTTGCCGACGTTCGACAGAATCGAGCTGATCTCGGTGGTCGAGAACGCAGCTTTCAGGTTGCGAGCGATGCCGATCTCGTCACGGCACCCGTCCTCACAGCCGTTGCGAGATCCGAAGTGGGCCACGAGTTCCTTCAGAGCGATACCGCCCCGATACCGCTTATCAGCGGCTTCGAGAATCTGCTCATCGTAGGCTGTGTCGCGATTCGGCAGGCCGATCGTGCGAGCGAACGCAGCTTCGATAACCAGGTCAGTCGAGTCGCTGCCGTCATCCTTCTTGGAATGACTGACCTTCGGGGCGGATGCCTTCAGAACTGCCAGCTCGGTCTTTTCGGGGGTCCAGCCTTCCTCGATCGCCTTGGCGTTGATCTCCGGATACTTGGCCGACAGGCGATTGATGGCATCGACCCGGCGAACTTCATCGCCGCGAACCTTACGTTCGCTGGCGAGAACGTCACCCTGAGTGCTGGCACCGTCATCGCCAGCGGCTTCGACGATCGGCTTCCCGGACGCCTTCACGTCCTTACCGCCGCTGTCATCTTCCTTGGCTTCCAGTGACTTCCAATCGGCTTCGAGAGCAGTGAGCGCCCCGGCTTCCAGGGTCTCGTGGTTCAGGTGACGGGCTTCAAGCCATGCCTTGAATTTGGGGTCCACAGAACAATCCTTCGTAACGAAATGTCGCGCTTCGACGGATGCCGACGTCTGGCTATCCGCACCCATCGCAACGAAACTCACTTCCTTCAGAACGGACTGACGAGCCACATACAGGGGACCCGTATGAGTCCGTCCGTTCACTTGAACGGTTTCACCGGCGTCGACGAACGAGGCCTTTTGAACACCGGCTCCGATCGACACCTGCCACGGGAAGGAATTCTTCCCGGCTGCGATCACCTCGCCAGCTGCCTGGCCAGGATGCGATTGAACGCCAGTGACCTTGATTGATCCCGCGTTGATCTCGACGCTGTTCGTGTGTCCGAGCGGGTTGGCGTGCTCAATCAGAACTGGAATCGACTTCGCTCTTACCTTCATCCCGGACAGATCGACCACCACCGGGTGAGGCCAGCCGCTCACGGGGAGCTTTCCCCCGGTGTAGGCTGTCAGCTTGAAGCTCGGAAGCCTGTTCGCGTCGCCTTCCGCCGCCTGCAGAATCTCAAAATCGTCGCAGCTCTCAGCGGCTTGGAGGCTCTTTTCCCCGTCGATCTGAAGCTCTTTGGCTGTCTTCTGGATTGTCTTCGGGGGCATTGTTCACCGTGATTTGTGACTGACTGTCGAACTTGATCTCGAACTCTCTTTCGAGTTCTGACATCCTGGCCAGCTCCTTGGCTCGCTGTCTCAGCTGCTCTTCCCAGTCGAGGCCACGCCTTGCGTATTCGTCGGCCAGTGTGCTCGTGTGATTGGTGAGCCGAAGGGCTTGAGCTGACGCTTCCTTGAGCGGATCAACCGGAGGTGGGGCATCCCAATAGCACTTGATCGATGGCGGAGTTCTGTCAAGACCGCGAAGCAGTGCCCACTCTTCCCAGAACCATCCGAACACCCGCTGAGTGATTCGCTCGAAGACGTCCTGTTCAACACTAATAGCGACAAAGAACGTCTGATGATCGAGACGACCACTGGCGAAGTTGTAAGCCGAACTGTCCCCGAGCATCAGGTTGGCGGGGACATTCAGGCACCGGCCAATCTCGCTCAGAATCTCCCGCTTGAATTCAGGGTATGTCGTTGTCGGCTGTTTGGGATCGATCTGCCCCCAGGCGTAACCCTTGGGGAGAATGATTCCCGCCCCTCTGGGCACTTCGATCTTGTCGTAGGTCGCTGGGTCTTCGTCGGCGTCTTCGTCAGTGGGGTTGCCAGTCGACTGAATCACTCCAGCCGGACGGGCTGCACTTTCAGCACAATTGAGAACCGAGAGCGTGTAGTTGCGGAGCTGGGCGAACAGCGGGAGAGCTGGAGCGACTTCCGGGATTCCACGGAGTTGGCCAGGTCGGTCGGCCCGGAAGTAGTGAATAACCTGCGAAGCATCGACTGTGATCGACTTCCAGCCGATCTCGTCCCGGATCTCGTAGCTGACAGGCTTCCCGCCCGCGTCAACCTTGATTCCGTCGGCCCCTTCTTGCCCCGTGATCCTGTCGCATTCAACAGGAACCAGCGTCAGGCTTACGCCGTCACGAGCCTCGAACGATCGAACAAGGAATCCCTCACCGGACTCATACCGAGCGAACCGCAGCTGCCGGAGCTTTTCGGCGAATCGATCGTTCGCCATCCAATTCGCGAAAGCCTGTTCGACTTCCTGATCATCTCCGAGCACCTGGACGCGAGGCCCGGTCCCGATAGTGAAGTTGCACAGCGTGTGGCCTACGCCGTTCGCGTAGCTGTTGTTCCTGACCTCGTAGCGGGCGCGGTCCCGGTGAACCTTGCGGTTTCCGAGAGTCGTGAGCGTTGCCGGTGTTTCGGCTGTTGCTCGACCCCAGTGATTGCGAGTCTGATCGTCATCGCCGATTGCGTCGTAGCCCCGCCCAGAAGCGGAGAAGAAGCCAGCGATTCGAGACCAGAGAGACAAAGAGGATCCTTAACCAGAGATGAGGCGAAGAAAGATCACGAACAGCCACAGCCGAAACGCAGCAACACAAACAATCGCGAGCAACAAGACGCACAGGAAAACAATTTGCCCGATGAGCTTCACGTCAGATACCACAGGGCGTGACGGTCGCGAGGAGGGGCACGCCGTCACGCCCCAGGCATGCGGAAAATCCGAAAGGGCTTCTTGCCCTTCTTCACTGCTGCGCTGTTGGCCACGGCTTCAGCCGCTGCCAGTCTGTCGGCAATCGGTGTTGCTGTTACCGATCCGGCTCCGTTGCTCGCGGACTGGATTCCGTCAACCGCGTCAGCTGCCAGAGCGTCAACGATTTCATCTGAAGTTGTCGAAGGCATGGTCTCGGAGGTATCCCGCGCTAGAAACTCGGCACCCGGATAACATGGCACGCAAGATCATGCCGCCGACAACTTCAGTTCATCCGCAATCCGCTCGCGTGGCGTCCTGGCTTCTCGGTCGCTCAGTGTGTTGACTGTCACAGTGCGAACACTCTCGTCAATCATCGTGAGACCACCTCTCACGCCAGGGCACATGTACTCGCAGGAATCGACAAGATCAGTTGCTGGGATCTCAACCGGACGCGGCGAAGACTTCCTGAACTTGCGATCCTTCGCTGCCGAGATGTCGAACTCAGAGAACCGGTTCTTTGAAGATTCCAAAAGCTCACCCTTAGACCTCAGCCGAAAAATGTCAGAGACATTAAGGCCAAGCGCCGTCGCGGCCTCATCGATCGTCAACTCTCGCATCTGACCCTCCGGCAAATTTGCATCCCGACACTTAACAGCAAAGCGAGAATGGAATGGATGTGAGGAAATTTAACCAAAAGTCAATGTGACAAAACAAGTTGCGATAAAACGGCTATAAGTATCAGCAAGCAATGCGAATCCCTGAAATTTTCCAAGATTCTCAAAAAAAGAAAGATTCTGTGATACTTGACA